GCCGTTGTCGCTGTTGCGCCCGCCACATACGTCACTTTGATAACGTTTACGGTAGCCGCGTCATAACTAGGTATTTGCCCGGTGTTTTTCAGCGTGATTCGGCACGGTTCGCTAATTAAATCCGTGTTGTAATTAGCCGCGTTCCAAGTCACATAACTTCCACCGCTTAGATACTGTATTGAGGTAATACTCTGAATCGGGGCAACCGAAAGACGAACGCCGCAAACGGGCCAACAATCAAAATACTCCTCAATGGTTTGGGTCATAAGCGCACGGCCTGTGCCGTGTTCCGCCCACGACCTTGCCGCAATTATCAGTTCGTCCACAATAGTGTCTTCGGCCGTTACGGACGCGGGTATTTTTAGCCACGTCTTTACAAAAGCCTTTGTGAAAGGCTCCGTTGTTGGGGCTACTGTTACCTTGTACGCCATCGGGTTTGGTGCTGTGGTGAAGCTGATTTTTCCCGCTCAAAAGCAAGGCTGGCAGCCACCAAAGGCTCGGCATTTCCCGCCATGATAGCGGCCATTGCTTCTTCGTCAGGCAGGTCGTACTCAACGCCTGCCTTAAATTCGCCTTTGGTGACTGTCGCCCTGATTTTCATTGCTTACGCCGTTTTCAAACACTTGATTGCGTTCTGATTTAACAGGTTGCCGTCCAAAGACATCCATCCCATAAAACCAGCCGTGCGGTTCGCCCAGTAGATTGAATCATTCCGGTCAATAGTGACACCACCAATACGGCGAATGACATACTTGGAGAAATCACCAAAGTAGATGTACTTCGTTGCCGTTACCGGGGCCGCGCCAACAGAAGGAAGATCGTTGTTGATGAAAATAGGGTACCCAAGCAGGCGGTCTGGTTCGCCAGCGAGTATGCGCTCGGTAAACAGGGTGGTTGTGTTTGTAGTGATGTCCAGTTTGCGCAGGTATGCAACCATTGTACGGTGCATCATAAAGCCAACCTTTTCGCCATTTGCGTAATACTTATCAACACTATACTGAAGGTCGATAAGTTCAGAGCCAGTGATTGCTGTAGCGGATGACGTTGTTTTGCCGATAGTCGTAGATGCTACCGATAACCCGTATGGCTGTGACGTACCTGTACCGTTGGTAAGAACGCTGTTTGCCTTACGGCTCAAACGGCCCGCCAATTGCTCAGCAAGGACGGTTTGAAGCAGCGCAACACGTTCGTCACGGATCAACTCTTTTGCCACCTTGACGATATTTGAGTCGATTGTATAGTCATTGAAAAGCACATTGCCGAATGTAAGGTCGGACACCGTAGCGGCAACGCCCTGGCCAGAGATTGCGCCAGTCACACTGGTATCATCCGCCGTTGGCCACGGAAGAACGCCACCCATTACATCATCATAAATCTGGCAGTTTTCCATCATACCTCCAGCCCAAAGGCCCATCGCCTCCAATTGATTAGAGAACGATTGCGGGACAAGGTATCCGCCAAGGGAATTTGTAGTGGTGATTTGGGTGTTCGTGCCACGTGTTTCGAGTACGCGCATTTCCTCTGGGGAAAGCGACATGTTTTGGCCGCGTGTCAACCAGCGACCGTAAACAGACTCGTAAGACATTCGTTTTTCGTCCAGCGTTTTCGCGTCGTGATTTTCTTTGAGGCGCTTTTCGTCAACAAAATCCGCCTCAATCATGCGTTTTTGGCGGGCTTCGTCTTTTTGTGCGTCCAAAATGCGTTCGGCAAACGAATCCAAGTCGTCGCCCGCTTTTCGGTAGGCTTCGTGATCGGTAGGATCTGCGAACTTCCCATCTGATCCGCGCTTTTCGGCAAGCGACTTGTAGGCCGCCCATGCCCTTTGCTGTTGTTCTTGCAGTTGGATAACTGTCATTGCCTTAATTTTTTAAATTGAATAGTTGCATTCGCCGACGCTCGAATTGCTCCAGTTCGGCAATGTATTGTGTGTTTGTTTCCTGTTCCTTATTTTCAACGCTTCTGTTTTCAGAAGCGTTCAACTCTTTGAGTGCGTCAATGTGTGCGTCCATCATCGCAACGACGGCTGTTTTTGCCGCTGTGCAACTATCTGCAAGCCGCTGGAAAATTGGGGCTTCTGCGTTGTCGCCTTTGGCGTAGTACCCGTAGTTTGATATGCAGTTATTGAGCGAGCGCACCGTGTCGTTTCCGGCGTATGTTGCCCACGCTACGTTATCAACCATCCATCCAATCTCCCACGAATCGGAAGGCGCTGCAATGAGTTCAGGCGACATTACACCGCCTTCACCTTCGCCCATGTCTTCGCCGTCATCCCTTTTTTCAGTCATCGCCATGTCACGACTGCGCTTTGCAATGGTCGTGTCTGGGTTTGCTGGGTAAACAACGGGGGACGCATCATACACAATATCCACGTCCGTCAAAATCCGATGTTCTTTTCCTTCCCGCATTTCCCACTTGTCACCTTTTCGGCGGCCCGTATCGTCTTTGCGCAAGGAAAATCCCCACGAACTTTGCGTTATGTCGCCACGCTGAACCGCTACGCGGGCATTTTGCCCGTTTGGGCTGTCTGGCAAATCCACCTCATACCACATACCTACATTATCCACGCCAACGCGGGCGGTATTTGCAGAAGTGCGTCCCAAAATATTGTTTGGGTCGTGATTAAGCAATACCCGAACGTCTTGCATGTTGGCGTTTTGCAGGGCGGTGCTGGCCACTTCCTCAGTAAACCAACCCATATCATAAGGAACGCCAAAACGTAGCGCGTAGCCGCGAAGCGTAACCGTTTGGCTTTCTTCATTGCTGCGAATTTCAAGACCTGCCGGGGCAAATCTGCGCTCAATAGTGCCTTCTTTTTCGTTAGGCTGCTGACTGTGCTTGCGGTGTTCCATCGTCTTGTTTTTTTCCGCCGCTTCCGGGTTGGCCCGGTATTGGCGCGTTTTCTTCCTGTGTTTGCGTTTCGATTGCCCCATTTCCGTCAATGATTGCCATATTAACGGGAACGAGGGGTTTATCAAGCCCTTCGAGCCTATTGAGGTTCTCTTTTTCGCGCACCTCGTTACGGCTCATCCATCCATTTAGGATTGCAGAAGCGTAAAAGGCGCTGCGCGAAGCGGTGTCGCCCCTTAGAAGTCCCTCGAAATTATGTCTGAAAAAATATTGCTCGCTTTCCTTCTCTTGCCGGGTGAGCAACTTAATAAGCATCTCTTGCTCAGCCTGTATCGCCCAAGGGCGAAGGCACAGCGTTACAAAGAGCGTGGTCATCATTTCGATATTGTTGAACGTCGCCCGATCCATGTTTTGAAGCAGGTGGACGGGTACGCCAAAAACCCTCGCAACCTCGTTTACCTGGAAAGCCCGGCTCTCGTTGAGCATAGCCTCTTCTGGGTTCAACCCGATCCGCTTCAAATCCATGCCAGCGTCAAGCACAAGTGTGCTCCCTGCCTTTCGGCTCCCTGAAACGTTGCCTATCTTGTCTTGTAGTTGTTGGTCTTGCTGCTTTGTGAGTGTGCCTGGGAAGGTCAGCACCTTGTCAACGCTTGCGTTATTTGTAAAAAATGCGTTACCGTATTGGTTTGCACCAACGGCAAAGCCAAGCGTGTCTTTGTGCGCATAGGAAACATCCATGCCGCGCAGCGTGTCAAGGGTAAACCCCTTAATGTGCAAAACCTCTTGTGGTAGCAGGACTTCGCGCCCTGTGCTATTACCACGGCGGAAATCCCAAATGTATCCAACACCTCCAGCGTCGGTTTCGACAACAGTTACCGATCCGTTCATCAATTCAAGGCGAACGGGACGGCCTATGCCGTTTCTGTGGATACGCGCAAAGGCATCACCAAAGCATGCGCGGGCAAACAAGGCGCGGCGAAAGTCGTAGGTAGTAATGTTAGGCGACGGCTCCGTGCGAACAAGGTAGCGCACCGGGTGTCCCTTTGCGGGGGCTGCTCCGTCTTCGTTTGTCAGGAAAAGGTCTAAAGGAAGGGAGGCGAGCGTTTCGCTTACTTTGCGAACAGCATCCCAAACGGCGGGTACTGAAAGTGCTTTTGAGACCGTGACGGATTGCCCGTTAATCCAGTCCGTTGGCTGCCCCCATCTGTCTGTCGGGGTGCAGGTTGCGGGGTTCATGTCGCGCCGCTCTTGCGTAACAGATGAGCCATTGCCCATCCATGCTGGTCGTATTGCGCGAAAAATCTCCCACATGGGTCAAAGTTCACCCAATACCACGCCAAAGGGGGCAATATGAACTAAGCAAATACTTATGCGACCGTCTTGAATTGTGGGGGCTTCAAATTGTTATTTGCGTTTTGCACCCTTGCATAGCAAAATGATGTGAAAGTGGTAAACCTTCGCAGGCAAAGCGGTAACTCTGACTCGACTTGCTCCCAAGCCTCTTTAACACTTTTGCCGCTGCTGCACAATTCCCGCACCCGGTCAAAATACCCGTCATTTGTGAGCAGGGCGGCGCGTTGCTCAAAGTCTCTATCTATCATTATGGAAATTTTAATCGTTTATCAAAAATCCTAGCCGCTCATCCTCTGTCATTGGCCTAAATTCGTTTCCATCTCGTACCCCCAAAACAAATTCGTATCCGTTCTCAATTAAGTTTTGAATAATGCCAACACTCCCAGACCTGACAGCCTTTACAAAGGATGGAGTTGCTCTGTATTTAACACGAACACTGCCAGAACCTAGCAGAAAAAAAGCAAAATACTTTTCACTCTGTAAAACAATGCCCTCAAGCCGCTCAATTTCCTTTGCGGCTAAATCAAGTGCTTGCGAGGCGTTGTTTTGAAAGTCTCTATTTGTCATTCATTAGTAATTTAATTTCCCGCGCCTTTTTTCTAAGCAATGGGCGCAAGAAATTCTTTGTGAAAGTAGCGACCTTTTCCTCAATCTCGTTATACTTTGGCCTGTCCATGTCTTGAAGCATGGATGCGGGTATTTTGAAAGCCTTTGCAACCTCTTCAACGGATAGATGGTCTTTTTTATCTATCATGGTTTAATCGTTGTAAGTTTTAAAAACAATCTCTCTATTTTCCGTGTCGTAAATATGCGCCCACCTGTCGCCATTCATTTTTTTAAAAACTCTCGGCTTTCGTTCCAAAACAGGCTTTACTTTTCTGCCAAACGAATATGGTTTTTGCTGCAAATAATCCTCTGCCGGGTTTATGTATTGCATCGCATCGTTAACCGTGTCGAAGTCTGCGACAAAGTCTTCCATGCCACCAATGGCGTAGTAGTTTTCCCCAACAAAAAGCAAGTATCTTTTCATAACCCGTCCAGAACTTTTAAAATGTGATCGTATCGAAGTGCGTTTACTTTATCCAGATTATAGTGCTCTAAAATCCAGTCCCGGCTTGCCGCCCATTGCGAGGAGATAAAATCGGCGTTATCCGTGAAGTGGTCAATCGCCATTTCCCATCCGGGCTTGTGCGCGTAGTTCGTCACACAGATACCGCCCGCTATCGTGGCCTCGATCCATGCGATATTTGATTTACTGTCATTGAACTGATTGTCCTGCAAAGGCTTCCACATGATGTTAATGCCCGTGGTTGAAAGCCCGGCCATGTACGCCAACGGGTCAACCCGCCCAATCTGCTTGCAGTTTTCTCCGCGCATGTTGCCCGGTTGCCAGCCCCAAAAGAACCACCTCCGAAACTTGTCTTTGTTGGACTCAAATTCCGCCGTCGCCTCCGGGCTGCAAATGTCCGCCATTTGCTCGCTGGTTCCACGCCAACACACATGGCCCTTGTACGGCGACGGTTGGTCTGGTAAATCCCTTTCCAAAATTGCGTTTGGAATAACAACGCCGCGCCCATCCCTGGCATCGGCAAAATCCATCAAAGGATCTGTGGAACACCAAATGCCGTCCGCAAGCGAGTATATTTTTCTGATTGTTTGTGCGGCCTCGTTGTAGTCCGCTTCCGCCGGGTGACCGGGTGGCAACCGCCAAAGGTTGTCGTCAATGTCGAGAATGACTTTGATGTTTAGCAACTTACTTTTGCAGTTCTCAATAAACTGCAAGGATTTTGGCGTAATTGGACGGAACATAATAACCAAGTCTGTTTGCAATAACTCAAAGGCGCTCACCTCTTCGGTTACAAACTTGATTTGCAGGTTCGTGTACTTGCGCTGTAACTCGGTTAAAGGGCGGACGTTGCGCCACCATGTAACGCCCGTTAGGCGGGGTTGGTCTACGACTAGGATACGGATCAATCCAGTGTGTTTTTTTGTTTGAAAATATCAGTTTATCAAAGCCACTTAGGAGCCTCTACTTCTTCCTCTGTTTCGGTATTCGTCAACTTCGCCCACTTCCTTTTAAGGAACGCTTCACCCTCGATCTTCCACTGTTTAAAATCCTGCGAATGATGATGGTCATCAAAACTGGTTTGAGCAAAAGCCGTCATGTAGTTCTCCATTTTGCGCTTGAATTGCGCGTATGTCCTAAGTGAGTAGTGTTTGTAGTAGCAAAAATGGTCTGTAAGCGTAGGCGCAACGCCCTCAACGATATGATTGCCCATTGAAATGGTCT